CTAGTTTTAACCATAACTAGCTGGGAAATATTACCTATACATATTTCAAAGGTTCATTTTTTATGTTTGGAGTTTGTTCTCCAGTACAATAGATTAATCTCCTAGCACCGACTAGCGGACGAGGACTGTGATAGTCTCTTTCAATTTTTGGCTAAGTTGTCTTCTAGGTCGTTGTGTGTAGTAAAGTGTAACTAAGTAAAATAAAATAATATACAAGGTAGTAGGAAATGAATAATGTACAAAGGTTTTAAATTAATTAAGAATGTTTGAGTTTCTTAGTAATTGCTGTTTTGAACTATATTGATTTCATTCGCATCGCTCAAACACTGCAGGGTCAATGAGACGTATTGATATTTGGTTAAGTCCAAAATTTCTCTCATCCATTCATCAACCCACTTTTCTTCATCAGATATTTTATTTCTGACATTCCAATTCCCTCGTCGATAAAATAATATTTGGAGGTAATAAAATAAACTCTTGTTATTCCTTTTTGCTTTCTTACCTTTTCTGATGACAAAATTTGTTGCTCTACACCTCATGTTTGCATATGCTCTTGCTAGATGTCCTTGAAGTTCGCTACGTATGCTCCATGCCACCATTTCGGAATGTAAATAACTTGGCATAAAATTGAGCTCACTGCAATATCGATGGAATGAACTATGAGTAAAAATTTTTCTAGGATCTCTTAGGAACACTATCTTATTTGTCTTGGGATGCATCCTAGAGATTTTTGAGCAAAAGTTTACGTCGTCAAAATTTCGAACTTCAAATTCTGTAACACATTGGCCCAATCCATGAACGTGTTCATCCTTTCTATTAGAGAACCATCGCAGATAATTATTTTTCAATAATTCTGCAGTGTCCTTAGAAGTCCACATAACTTGATCGTCACCAGAAACGAACACAAACGCATCCATATTCCTGCCCAAATCTTCAGTAGTCCAAATAGTTTTCAAACCCAGTTCATCCATGACAAAAGCCCAGTAGAGCATTACTCGAAGTGTGTTTCCTAGAGTTGTGCGACATGGACTTCCGCTGAACGTAGTTCCAGTTATTTTTACTTGGAACGGTTCATTACGAATGGAGCCTTTTAATGTAGCAGTTTTCTCGAATAATACTTTTGAAACATTCTGTTTCACTGCATCCATATTCTTAACGTCATATAACTTTAGAGCATATTCAAACCATCCTTTTTGTATCATTTTTTTAAAAAAATAATTGTCAACACTATCTATAAGACTCCAATGCTGATGACCATCATGGTTGCTACCATCTGTGCAAACAGATACTAAGTCTCCAGGGATTTCGCTTATTACTCGATTTACGTGCTTGGACATATCATCCGAATTCATGGAATGGCAAAATCCAGGCAAGATTTTTTTTAACTGCTTTAATAAAGGGCCTTGCATCATGGTCAATAATCCTTTGCCTATCTCTCCTTCCGGACAAAATATTAGACGAGCCCGGTCAGACATTTGCTTATTTTTATGTATGAATTGTTGCCAATGCTCTGGTTTTAAAACATATTTTTCTCCCTGTTTAACCATAGCGGTATAGTAGTGTTTTTCTCTCAAACTATTATTTATTAGTGAAACACGGTTTAATGTTTTGAACGAGTTTGCCCAGTATGTTTTCTTCTTTGCATTGCTCCAAGATTTCTTTTTAGATAATTCCGTTTTTATGTTAGTTAACAGTTTTTCGGGGTTTTTGAATATCTCTTCGATCAAAATGTCTAATCGTTTCTTACAAAATCGTCGAAATTTATTTACTGTTCTAGCATCAGGCCGTAATCCAGTTTTTAGCTGTCTAGTGAACACCGCAAATAAAGTGGCCACGTCATTCGCCTCATGCTCATAAACCTGAACGGTTTGTCCATTTATTTTGGTAACTGGACCCGATTGAGTTGCGTGAGTGCATTCTTTGGTCAAATTGTGTCTGGGGAGCCAGCTGTATATGTACTCCTGGAATTTATCCAAACAACCGTTTTTAAACTTGTTTATAGTAAAATGGAAGCTATGTAGGGAATGATTCCCTATAGCATCCTTCGCTTTAAAAATTTTTGTCACAAACATATATTTATTGGTATTACCAATCGTTGAATTTAGGGGGTGGCATTTTCGATATTTCTTGAAAGCTATTATGATTGCACTTAAGTAAACAGAAAAAGGGAATAGATATTTGCTGACTAGCAGCCCAAACACATACATCCACATCAAAAACGTAATTATAACACTTGCCATGGTAACGATTCCTTTTAAAATTTTTACGTACAGTATGCGTATTTGTCTCCAATTTCTAAATAATTTAATAACTAATCTTATGCTAGGCTCTCTCAGAAATCGTCCGAATAGTCTCTCTCTAGTTCGCAAAATCAAGTGGCACAGTATGTTAAAAGGATCATGGTTTTGATGTTCTTCTAAGTGAATGAGTACTTTAAATAGGCCTTCACTCAAGAATTCCCACAATAAGAATGCAATAACTGATTTATTTCCTAGAATAATTGTTAGAATTATAAACCTCCTAACATGCAAAGCTGACCTTTTTAGTAGTAATTTTATCATAATGTATATCAAATACAATAATATGTTGATACTGAATTCACAGTTAATATTTTCGTTTAGCGTTAGTATCATCCTGGTCCAAATAGATTCAGTTGCAAAATTTCTTAAGACAGGCACATATTCTAAGAATGCTCCCCCAAAAATCAATAGATAAAACTCTATTATCTGTATGACGGCTATCAAATTTTCTGCTGCATTTATCCAAATAGGATCGTTTAGGAATGAGCCACCCCGATTCGACGAACCTATTCTTTTTCCTAATTCTGGTATAAACAATCCTACTAGATTACATATTTTAATTCTAATTTCATCATCCAATATCAGAGTATTTGCTACAGTTTGGACAGCATGACGAAATACTTGCAAAAATTGTTCGTAGTTGTTAATATATAAATTCGGATGTTCGTCCTGAATGAGCGCGTCAACTATATTAACAATATAGTTGTCATTTGATAGTAAATTCACCAAAACAGCCTTGAACTGATCCGTAGTAAATCCAATGGCAAGACTTATGAAACGGTACAAGAATGCGTACAAGAAATTGCAAGGTTGAAATAGAAATTCTGCGGTAATTTTATTTCTCATAGGACGATTTAGCAAGTTTTGGTACACCATATATCCTGAATACGAAACTTTAGAGATGAGTTCTACACCTTTGCCGAACTCGTTAGGATCTAAATCAAAAGTATCAACAGCGACTTTCTTTGCATCCATAACTCTCTCCGGAGTAATCATAGCAACATCTGTTATGAGTTTTAGATTAGAATGTACGGAGAACAGATCTTTGGGTATATCTTCAATAATACCATCGCTGTCTTCATCTTTACTCTTGGAAAAGAATGTTAAAGCCGTAAATCGATCTGTGGCATCTTTGACAGGAATGGACACATGAGTATTCCAATCTCCTATTAACTGTGTGTTATTATGCCTGTAGCTAGTGTTAGCTCTTGGGGTGTATTCAATTTCTTGGAAAAGATCACCATTAAATATTTTAAGTTCAGCCTCATTGTTTAGTACACTAGTACTAGTAGAAATAGTTGCAAATTGCATGCCTGATACAAAAGTATGACTAGCATGTGGGAATCTAATAGATCCCATGTAGTAGTGGCAATCATGACAGTGTACAAAAGTATTATGGTCATCCCAAAGATCAAAATTATTTAAGTCTTGCAAATACCCTCTATACACATATTGTTCACCTGCTTGTATGTCTGTGTTGTTGTCGAATTGAGGAAAATCGTCTGCAAAGACATGTAAATGTTCCCTATTGTAAACGCTATCTTCTGGACGGACGTGAATTATACTAAATCCTGCCTCACTGAAAGCATTCCAGATCGAATTAACTTTTGATAGTTTGGCTCCAACATTGATTATCACTGCACTCTCATATGTTAGACCAATTTTAGCTATAGTTTCTAGCGAAGCTTTCTCGACCCAGTCTGATAATAACCTGAGTGTAACATGGCCACCATTTTGAACATATAATTGATTAGCTAGTTCCACATTATTGATTGATAGGCCATGGTTATTGAGTTGTTTCAAAATATTTTCGTCAATAAGTCCTGTTGCATTGACTCGAATTTTGATTCTTCGTTGACGATCCAAGTATACTGCCTCCATACCTAGGGGTTTTCTCGTGACTAAGTCATTGAGTCTTTGTTTTACTCCTTTGATCCACTCCATTGGTTGCACGATAGAGCCAAACTTGTCCACGGGAAAGCCTTTTTCATTACACCACGCAATGACCTTGTCCGTCAGATGGCCTTTCCAATTAAATTCGTAATCATTAACGTTAAGACTGAAATTCTCGAGGGAAGTATCTAACAACTCTAGAATCTTGTTTATTGTGGCTGAGTCAACAATAGGACTTCGGAGTTCACTATACATCAGTTTAAGATTTAAAGAATTAGAGTATTGGCATTTAATTTTGTTCTTTATAAAATGTTTACAAACGACTGCATAAACTACGATTAAAGATTTTAGTTCATCTTTGTTGAAAGTTTTGTGGGATACAACATAACTCTTACCACTAACCTCCTGATCTTCATCAGCGCCAAATTGGAATTTCGCATTGCCATTTTTCCGTATGTTTGTGGTAGTAGTAACTTCTATGGTGGCATGGTTATTCTCGAAAACTATTCTTCCAGTAACCCCACATACCACTCGTGTAATGGCAATTTTGTCCCTATGATCTCGATTCCATCTGTCGATGAACATGTCAACTTGCTCTAGTGACACATCAGCATTAACATATGTGTCTTCATCCAAATCGTGTTCGAGCTGCAAAATTGACTTTATGTAGGGGATTACTTCATTGTAGTTCAAATTCCAAAGAGCAACGATCGACGTCCAGAAACAAAAGCCGTCTGTGGTTGGCACACTGATCGTATGTTGCTCTCTTTTGCCAACTCTCTTAACTTTGGTTCCTATAAAATCTATTGAATTCTTGCTCAACATATTGAAAGATCTTCTAACTGCATCCATAGGCTCTGTAATTTTCTCCATCCAATCGCGAAGAGTATTTACCGATGGAGTGTCTTTAATGGCTCCGAATTTCTCCAATGATCTAATCGTATCTGAATAATCCCTTCTCACTTCGGTTCTAAGGTCTATGGTCCCGTTCATTCGTAAGTATACTTTGCGGCACTCAGCCCTTTGTTTTTTCGTTAAATTCAGCCCATCTAATCTTTTGTTGTAGTTCATGAACATCTCGTGATTATATCTTGCAGATCTTTTATTAAGATAGTCTGAAACTTTGGCAGTGAGATTTTCATCGACTTGTCCGTGCATTGACTGAAGATAGTCTAGTAAATTAAGTGTTCCTTTTGTTGCACCATCTTTTTCATATGCCAGGAACCAGGAGCGAGTTGGTAGCTTAATTTTGCTGCATTCTTTATTGGTCAACCATGTCATTTTGAGGGAGTATGTAGGAGATTCAATTCTGCCGTTGGTAGTAATTAAACTTTCTCCATACACTTTTGAATCGATGTGGTAGCTGATGACAGGCGAAACCTCTTCATATTCTGTTCCGATAGCACTGATACAAAAAGCGTCCCAAGCAACATAATCTAAATCGTTGAATCTAACTATGCCGTTCTTAGCAAAACCACTCATTGATGACTTCCAAGTTTGTGGTCCATGCATTCCTGATAAGACGTCCAACCATTTTTGGGGCATGCCGATTCCCCCAACGCACTTAGGTTGTATATCTTTCCAATTGACTCCATCGAGAATGTCATTTTCCATAGCTGGATCCCATGCCCTACAATCATGATCCTTGATATAGTTGGAAATCTCTATTAACCATGGATTTGAATCATGTAGGAAGTAGACCCATATGTCTATACCATTATATATCTGAATGCAGATATACTTGTCCAATCTTTCTGTATCTACGTAATAAGGATATTCTGTTTTATGCGGGAATGATCGCTCTCCGCAAGGGTTTATCATGGCGCCTCGCCATAGTAGTATTTTCAATCTCAATCTATTGATTA